AATGGATGGAACATCTTCTTGAAGAACTTATGGATGCGTGCCTCTATCTCCAACGTATGAAAAAAGACATCAATGGGTAGTAGCGTTGTATCATGTATCCATCATTTGAAACTTGCTGATGAATATGCCAAGGACTTTGTTCGGTCAGCACCAGGCACAAGAGGTGCGACAATATTTGCCAATTATTCGTTAAAGCTAAATTGGATACTTAGAGATGTTGTAACTTACCCTCACTTTGATGATGAGGTACGCGAAGGGATGAGAAAGGAGATTGCATCTGATGCATTTTCATATGACTCGCTTACTGAAAAGTTGGCACTTTTAAACCCTGAACAACGTGAGGAGCTTGATGGACTATTAAGCGATATTCTTAGAGGTAAAACAATTGAAGTAATAATAAAATGACACCTTACGAACTCTGGCAACTTGAAAAATATGGCAACTATTACAAAGAAGATGAAACGCAACATGATGCCGATTTGGATTAAATGCCGATGCTGCAAATCTTTATACACTATCACTTTAAAAAAACAATCACTATGTCCGAAATGCAATTCCCTAAATGGGGTGACCTCAACATCAACGAAAGGCACAAACTCTTAGGAGAACTTATTGATGCCATGATCTACTCTGGCGAAGCAGTCCAACACCTACAAGCAACAGTTGAGCAGTTCAGATTGATGGGTTATGTTAGGTCTATTATTTTACCAGAAAACGAAGATATATGCAATCAGCAGTAAAAGAAATGATGGATGACATCGTTAAGAACGGTAATCACATTGACTTTGCAAAGTATTTACAAATGGAACGTAATCAGATACAAAATGCCGTCATTCATGGTCTTGAGCAGTTTGCTCATGGTAATGATTGGAAAATATACATAGCACAAAACTACTACAATGAGCAACACCTTGGAATTACGGAACTACCAGGAGGAGATAAGTGATAAGGCAGTTAGTCTACTAAATAAGTATAGAATTGCTTATCTCGCAATGCAAGTTCGCACTGGCAAGACCTTAACTGCTATGGCAACGGCCCACAAGTTTGGTGCTAAGTCAGTTCTATTTGTGACCAAAAAAAAAGCCATTGGTGATATTGTCAACCAATTTAGTGGGAGTGGTATTGAGATGGGGATTTATGTCACTAATTATGAGCAACTTGGCAATGTGCATGAGACCTTTGATCTTATCATTATTGATGAGGCGCATAGCTTGAGTGCCTTTCCAATCCCATCAGCAAGAGCAAAAGAGTTAAAGCGCATTTGCTTTGGAAAGCCTATCATCTACCTTAGTGGTACACCTAACCCTGAGTCATTCTCTCAGCTTTACCATCAGTTCTGGGTCAGCAGTTACTCTCCATTTGACCACTATCAGAACTTTTACAAATGGGCCACACAATTTGTTAGTGTAAAGAAGATGAAGATAAATGGGCAGTCATTTAACAACTATGACCAGGCTGACAAGAAAATGGTGATGGATTGCTGCGGTCATTTGTTCCTTACCTTCACCCAAGAGCAAGCAGGCTTTGAGTCACTTGTAAATGAACACATCCATCACGTTGAGATGCTTGAGTCAACCTATACCCTTGCAAATAAGCTTAGGATTGACAAGGTTGTGCGGAATAAAGAAGGTCAGGTAGTATTAGGTGATACGGCAGTTAAGTTGATGCAGAAGCTGCATCAGATTTATAGTGGAACTGTGATTGTTGATGAGCCGGAAAGGATGGCGAAGGTTGTTGATTACTCAAAGGTTGAATATATTAAAGAAAAGTTTAATGGGTTAAAGATTGCCATATATTATAAGTTCATCGCAGAGGAGATGGCAATAAGATATGTTTTTGGGTCAGAAAACTTGACAATTGAGGCAACTGTGTTCAATGAGTCAACCAATTTGATATTCATATCACAAATCCAATCTGGTCGCGAAGGGGTCAATATCTCCTCAGCAGATGCGCTAATATTCGTAAATATCGACTTCTCAGCCGTTTCGTATTGGCAAGCAAGAGCAAGAATACAAACGAAAGATCGGGTTAAAGAAGCAAATATTCATTGGATATTTAGTCGTGGTGGGATTGAGGACAAGATATATGAGGCTGTGATGAACAAGAAAGATTATACAACTTATCACTTTAAAAAAGACTTCAATATATGAAAACATTCTTTTACATCCTAATGGTAATTTATTTTTTCGTTGTATCAATTCCCGTATTTATCATTATTTTTATCCTCACTCACACATTTTATACACTTAAAAACACAACACAATGCATCAAAAAAAGACTAACTCAATCTCTGAGTACATCCAAGGCAACTTAGATAGGAAAAATGTTAGATGGCGATTAAAAGATGGGCAATGGATGTTTGAGATACATCCTAAAATTTGGGGATCAGAGGAGATGTTTGAACTGTATTACCCATCCTATGAGTACATCAAGTTTAATGACAAAGGAAGCAATCCTGATAAAACTAAGATAAAATGAAGGATAAATATCAAGTCAAAAGCATTGATTCATATCTAACAAAGGAATGGGTACTAAAAAAGCATTATGCAAAAAGAATTCCACCAATAGAATTTGCATTTGGTTTATATGACAATAATAATATTTTAATTGGTATATCAACTTACGCAACACCAGTTAGTAATCCATTAAGAAATTTATGGAATAACAAATACAAGGTATATGAATTAAATAGACTTGTTATAAATGAAAATTCAGAAAAAAATTGTTTAAGTTTCTTTGTATCACAAACATTAAAATTATTACCAAGTCCATCTGTCATTGTAAGCTATGCTGACACATCTCAAAATCATCATGGATATATATACCAGGCTACAAATTGGATTTATAGTGGATTGTCATCACCACATAAGGATTATTATGTAAAAGGTTTAGAAAATTTACACATGGCAACTTTATCAGATATGAGCAGAGGACAAGAAAATAGATTAGAATGGTTAAAGAATAAATTTGGAGATAATTTAATACCTATTGAAAGGCCAAGAAAGCATAGATACTTTTATTTTTTAGGAAATAGTAAAGAAAAAAAAGATATTTTAAGTATGTTTCCATACCAAATAGAACCATATCCGAAAGGAGAAAATAAAAGATATGATGCATCTTATACACCAACTTTACAAACTCAATTATTTTAAACAATGAAAGAATCAACACTCCAGACAAAGATAGTTAAGCGACTTAAAGAAAATGGGTGGTTTGTCACAAAGCTGATCAGCACCTCAACACCTGGGATTTGCGACTTGATGGCGATTCGTAGGGGAACAGTAATTATGCTTGAGGTTAAGACTGACACCGGAGTTGTGTCTGAACTGCAACAATACATGATTGACAAACTTAACAACATGGGCATATTTGCTCGTGTTGTTAGGGATGTCGCTGATGTGGATGTTTTTTGCTATAAACTACAATAATTATGAACTACTTACAACTCGGCATCAATACTATTGCTGTAAATGAAAATAAGCAGGCTATTTTCCCTTGGAAGGTCTACCAAGAGGAAATGATAAAGGAAGAAGAATTAAGCCGTCAAATGGCAGATAATAGGGCAAAAGGAGTGGCCATTATTTGTGGGGCAGTTAGTGGTAATCTTGAGGTCATTGACATAGATACAAAGTATGAGACGTATGATTTATGGGATGCCATACAAAGTGCGATTCCGCAAGAACTGTATAGCAAATTACACATCGTTAAAACAAGAAGCAATGGCAAGCATCTCATCTATCAATGCGAGGCGATTGAAAAGAATCAAAAACTCGCACAGCGACTACCGACACTGGAAGAAGCAAAGAATAACCCTTCCATCAAATCTTATTGCATTATTGAAACAAGGGGAGAAGGTGGATATGTTGTTGCACCGCCTACATCTGGCTACCTCGTGGAACAAGAAGGGATAAATGTGATCTCGCTTGATGAACGCGAGGTGTTGTTTGAGATTATGCGCTCATTTAATGAAATATTTGAGGAGGCAATAATTGAGGCACATCAAAGGCCGTCTACCAAGGATTATGGGGTTAGTCCTTTTGATGATTACAATCGTAGAGGAGATGTGGTTGAGTTGATGGGTAGGAATGGTTGGAGGGTAGTAAAAGAGAATAGTGAAAGAATTTACTTTCTTCGACCTGGCTCTGAGGCAGAGCATAGTGGATCATGGAACAAGGGACTTGGACTTTTTAGTGTGTTTAGCGTGAACACACCTTTTACTGTGCAAAAAGGTTACAAACTTGCTGCTGTTTTTGCGATTTTGGAATGTGATGGTGATTTTAAGTTGGCAGCGCGAAAGTTGCTTGATATGGGATTCGGAGAAAAAAAAACATCCTTCGGTGATAGGGTAGAGCGTGAGTTGTTTTCAAAGAAAAATGATGGGGCAAGTAAGGATGATATGGTGACTTTGCTTGTAAAGAAGCACAACAAGAGTTTAGATGATGCCAAAGTAATGGTTGATGAGCTTGATGCTCGGTGGGGAGATGAGATTTGTACCTTTTGGGATGTTGATGATAAGGGAAAAGCAAGTGTAAATCGGTACAAATTGCAAGTGTTTTTGACCACAATTGGGGGTTTTAGGCTGTACTTTTATGACTCTGGGTCAACCATTTACAGATTGGTGAGAGTGAAAGATGGGTTTGTTGAGGAGGCATCAACTGAGCAGATTAAAAGATTTATTAAGGATTATGTGGATAAGTTGCCTGACTCATTTGATGGAGGGGTCACACCTCAAGACTTACTTGAGTTGATATACAAAGGGGCAACTGTGCTGTTTTCGGATGCTTTTTTTGAGTTCTTTGAGAGGGCTGATCTTAGTTTTCTAAAGGATACCAAGAATGAGGGTTTTTTCCCGTTCAAGAATGGGGTTGTTGTGGTTGGTAAGGACAAGATTGAGTTGAAAAGCTATGGAGAGTTAGGAAAAGTAGTCTGGAAATCGCAAGTTATTGACCATTTTATTGTTATTGATGGGGATATTGAGCTTGAGAAGATAGAATATTTTAGGTTTATTGAGAAGATTTCGGATAGTGACAAGGATAGGTATATCTATGCGCTTGGGTTGATAGGCTATCTTTTGCACAATTATAAAGACCCATCTCGCCCATTTTCGGTGATCCTTGCCGAAGAAACAGAGAAGGAAGCAAATGGAGGAGGTACTGGAAAGGGTATATTTGTGAAAGCATTGGGGTATTTATTGAACATTGTTCGTGTTGATGGTAAGAACTTCAAGTTTGACAAGTCATTTGCGTTTCAAAGGGTCGACCTCGATACAAGGATATTGGCAATTGAGGATACGCGGAGGAACGTAGATTTTGAGGGTTTTTACTCAATTATTACTGAAGGGATCACAGTAGAGAAGAAGAACAAGGATGAGCTTTTTATACCTTATTCTGACTCACCAAAGGTCATGTTCACCACTAACTACACCATACCTAATTCGGGCAACCACGCAAAGAGAAGGCAAAAGGTTTTAGAGTTTAGCGGATATTTCGGGCCGAAGCGGACACCAGAGGATGAGTTTGGTCATAAATTATTTGATGATTGGGACAAGGATGAGTGGAACCGGTTCTATAATTTGATGTTTGACTGCGTTCAGGGTTACCTTGAGTTTGGGGTATTGGAAGTGGCATCATCTGAGAAAATTAAACGCAAGCAGATCAGGGTGCAGTTCGGAGAGGAGTTTTTAGAGTATTTTTTAGGGATTGTGGAGGAGGAATGTGGGTGGATAAAGTTAGAACAATTATATAATGATTTTATGACAATGTCGGGTTTTGATAAGAAGGATTATTCGGTGAAAAGGTTCACCAAAGGAATTGAAGAATCGTGTACCATTTTGAATCTGACGTACCTAAATAAGCGAGAAAAAAGTGCTGGAGGAAAAAAGATGTATAATTTTAATAGCTCAAAAGTTACACATGATGATTTATTTTAATATGACATATAAATTGGGTACGTCATTTTTGGTCGGGAACGTCAAGGGTACGCGATTTTTACACGATTTTGGGTAGCTAAGTGGTTGAGAATCAATGCGGATACGTCATTTACACGATTTTTTCTGTTTTTTAGGGTATATCTGTTTTTTTTTTGGATTCTTATATATATAGAGAAAGAAGGAAAGATGAAAATATCGTGTAATCGTGTATCCGAGGTTTTTTGTCTACCTGGTTGAGTGGGGGTTTTTTGATGGGTTTTTTGCTACCAGGGTAAACCTCGGATATACATAGATACATGATTACTTAATAATATACTTTTCATTGATAAAAGGTCAATTCAGTTATAAGAAGAAAGGGTACTGTGCAATGCAAGGTACTATATTATACACTTTAATACTTAACTATGCTTACTAAAGAAAATTTGCTTTCAGTTATTTCATTTGTTAGTGGTTTACCAGAGGATGCGATTAGAAGCCAAAATAGGGCTCGTGGCTTGGTTCTTTGCCGTCATGCTTACTATTTCCTTGCTCGGCAAAATATGGGGCTTAAATTGGCTGAAATAGGGGAAGTTTTTGGTGCTGATCATACTACGGTCATTCATGGGGTACAAAAGGTAAAGGATATGCTCTCAATCGGAGATGAAATTACCTCCCAGTTCATTGATCAGGTTAATCTTTGCATTGCTGAAAAGTATCTGATCCCAACAAGGTTGATCATATCAATACCAAGTGAGATTGAATCTGATGAAGTCATTGATTATCTAAAAGGGATTGGATGTGAGATTGAGAAAATAAATTATAATTTATAAGGTTTTTGTTTTGTTGTTGCGGAAATTTTTGTTGGTCGGGAATTTTTTGGCGCGGAAATTTTTGGCGGAAGTTTTTGGGGGTTTTTGGGATTTTTGGCGGTTAGGGATTTTTGGGGTTTTTGTCGGTTTGGTGGTTTTGAGGGTGGAATCGGTGTTATGACATTGATGTTGTCACATTGATGTTGTAACATTGATAATTTTGATGTATGCATGATGTAGTTAGTTAATCAGGACCTGAATGACCAGTTAATGCCATGCAGGACCTGAATGACCAGATGATGCCATGCAGGACCTGAATGACCAGATGATGCCATGCAGGACCTGAATGACCAGATGATGCCATGCAGGACCTGAATGACCAGTTAATGCCATGCAGGACCTGAATGACCAGTTAATGCCATGCAGGACCTGAATGACCAGTTAATGCCATGCAGGACCTGAATGACCAGTTAATGCCATGCAGTACCTGAATGACCAGTTAATGCCATGCAGTACCTGAATGACCAGTTAATGCCATGCAGGACCTGAATGACCAGTTAATGCCATGCAGTACCTGAATGACCAGTTAATGCCATGCAGTACCTGAATGACCAGTTAATGCCATGCAGGACCTGAATGTCTTTAATAGGTTAATACAAAAAAAGAGCAATTTAATGCTCTTTATTGTTTCTGGCTTTTGCCGTCATCAGTTAACCCTTACCTGCATTGGTTGCATCTCAAATAAATGATGATCGTAAAATAAACGATAAATAACCCTATTTTCGTCATCTTCGATATTAATGCAGGGAAGTTGACCAATTTCAGTATTGTAGGAACTATGGCATAAATATAATTCATGGCTAATATTTAAAATTATTAATCCATATTCGCTGGCCTTGTCATAATTTTGAGCGTAAAGATTCATTTTTGTAAAATTTAGTAATTTATAGGCTGTGCGCATCCTGTAGCTGGCCAATGATAATGGCAGCAATAATTAGTGCAATGATCAATTTTAAAAGCTGTTTATCTATTTTCATGGCTGTAATAATTTAGAGATATAAATTTGTCAAAATAGGCCTCTTCTTGTGCTTCAATTAATTGCTTTGTACTATATGCTTCATTAAGATCGTCAATATACTTTTTGCAGTATACTTTGCGCTCTCTATAGTCATAGTACATAAATTCACCTTTGTTGATCTTTGCGCCTGTCTTGTTGCACTTGCTGTTGAATTTAGCTGTTAATAATTTCATTGTATTAATATTTATTGATTACAAAACCAGATTGATCTTTTTTAGCATCGCCTTTGGCCTTTAATCCAACAATAACGTTGGCCGGATCAAAGTACCTGAGATCTGATATATCGCCATTAATTACAGGGATTCCGCCATATGTATCAGGTAATTCAGCTGCAAAAACTGCAGCAATATTGCCGCCCATGCTTATAACTTCAAGGCATTCATCGAAATTTGTTTCTGACTTACTAAATGTTAATTTGTAGTTTGTACCAAAATAACGTTTGAAAACATTAATATTTTTAGTATAATCGTAAAAAAGCAAATTAGAGTAAAATGGATCAAGAAAATTGATACCTGTATATTTTTTAATTAAGTTTAAGTGATCTATGTCAGACGTCCCATTCAAGCGAATGGCGATCTGTTCAAAGTTACTTTTGTCAAATATGCGCATTATTTCATTGGCCAATTGAATGTAAAAAGCTTTGCGATCATAGGCCCAAAATTTA